CCTGGGGGGTCAGACGATTTTTAGGCTACATTTTACCCTACACCACCCCTACACCTACCCTACACCATTGCAAAAAGACGAGTTTTTAGCTTTAGGAGGATCAGAATGTCGGATAGGCATCGAAATGTGGTTCTGACCTGGGTATGCTCAATCTTCTGGACGTTGGTCTGCATAGCAGCCGCCACGATCACGGCGTGTTTGACGGGTTGATTGGATTGGTGATCGCCAGTGATACACTGCGAGTTGTGGTGAAAGGAGAGACAGATGAAGACGATTGAGGAACGGCTGGACAAAATGTTGCGAGCGCGCGACGCCACCGCCCCGGCGGGCTACGAGCACGCCAAGAGGGCTATCACCGATCCCTGGAACGCGGCGATCAAGGCGATGGAGTTTCTTGTTAATGAATACTACGACGAGACAACTCCTTGCGCCGAAAACGATCACCCTGGCTGGTGGGGCTGCCAATACTGTGGTGGAGAGAAGTACAGCAATCCTGAACTGCACATGCCTGACCACTGCCCTGTAGCGGCACAACAAGCCGCACTCGCCGCGATGAAGGGAGAGACAGATGAGGGCAGCTAGGGACCCAAAATCGACGCTGGATACTGCGCTGGAGTGGCGTGCCTTGGGTGTGGCTACCATACCGATCCGTGCTGGATCGAAAGCGCCGGCGCTGGTATCCTGGAAGCCGTATCAGACACAGCTACCAACGGAGGTTGAATTGCGAACTTGGTTCGGGTCGGGGCGGTATGGCCTAGCGGTCATAACTGGCTGGAGAGGACTGACGGTCTTGGACTGGGACGATATGGACGTTTATCGGGACTGGATGGATGGCCTTGAGGATGATCGTCAGTATGTAGCCACATGGACATATAGCGTGATCACAAGCCGGGGGCTGCATCTGTATTATCTATGCAAGGATCACACGCAGTCGATGCCTGGCACCCGGTGGGATATCAAGGCAGCGGGGGGCTATGTAGTAGCTCCTCCGTCGATTCATCCCTCCGGGCATCAATATGCGACACACAATTCGCCAGAACATGTCCGGCAGATCGACAGCATCTGGTGGCTACTGGGCATCGAGAAGCCAACCCGGCCAGTGTTCACAGCCACCGCTGAGGCTCTGGATCCGTTTGACATGGCGTATGCCGATAGTGGGGGAACATCTATCACAGAGATCAAGGAACGCTTCTCAATCGCGGAGATAATGGGGGTCGGCGCATCGAATAGAGTTCAAAAATTCAGATGCCCGCTGCCAGGGCATTTGGATGAACACCAATCTTTTGCGCTGTATCCTGACCATTTTCATTGCTTTGGCTGCGGCGCTCACGGAGACGTGATCGATTTCTATGCTTTGGTACACGATATCTCGCTGGTCGAGGCGATGCGCGCGCTGGCAAACGAGCACAAGTAGATGCAAATACTTGCGTTCCTGTGCGAGATGTGATAGACTAGACTTGACCGGTTCACAATCAGTGGAGGAGGGCACAATGATGGAATTCGGAATTGGTGGCATATTTGTTGCCGCGCTCGTTTTCGGAATTGTCGAAGCGGCCAAGGAATTTGGCCTGAAAGGGAAGCCGCTCCGAGTTCTGGTACTCATTCTTGGCTTTGCATTTGTAGGTTTGGCCCAAGCCATCACCCAGGAGTTAATTCCGGCCTTGTGGGTGCCGTGGATTGTATGGGTAGTCACTGCTCTGGCCGGCGGAATTGCTGCGATGGGCTACTTCGACTTTTCAACGTCTATTGTCAACCAACTTACAGAGAGCCGAAAGTCCAACATATCTGGTACTGCTATTCCGAATATCTTGGATGGGGTGCCTATAACCTGGCCTTCACAGCATCATGGGGCAAATCCACGTCCTAGAGAACCAGCAACCGACAGCTCGGATCCACAATGACCCACACTGCCCGTTGTGTCTCGTCCCACGACGTGCGACCTCCTTTTGGCGGGGAGTGCGAGTTGCCCGGCTTGCACTCTCCGTCTCCTCCGCCGGGGACGCAGCGCCCCATGCATCTGAAAGATCGCATACTAGAGCGCGATGCCTTCACATGTGTATATTGCTCAGGGAAGGCCACAGAAGTTGACCATGTCAGGCTATGGTACCGGCCTTGCGACCTTACCCCGCTTTTGGTTGCTTGCTGCCCTCGGTGTAACGACATCGCCGGGGAACGGACGTTCTACTCCTTCGAGGACAAGGCCGCGTTTATCCGCAGAGAGGTGGGATTACTGCCTCCTCATTGTAGACACGTTGCCACAACTGACCAGGGGCATGGCTAGTGAACAACTCGAATGGATTCAAGGTACCTGAGATCATCGCCGCTATCAAGGCGGAACGCGGCTTTATCACCCGGGCAGCTCAGAGGCTCGGGTGTTCGCGTAGGACTATGTATCGGTACATTCACAAGCACCCGACGGTCGAACAGGCGCTAGACGCAGAGCGTAACAAGCGCCACGACTATGTCGAGGACAAGCTGATGCGAGTGATTCAGGATGGCAGTGTCCCGGCGATTATGTTTTACCTGCGGACAATTGGCAGAGAGCGCGGATATGGAGAACACTCTAGCCGCGAGATTACAGGCAAGGACGGCGGGCCGATTCAGACTGAGGGAACGGTGACGATTGACCTTGACAAACTCCCAGATGATGACCTACGCGCGTTGGAGCGCATCTCCGACAGGCTCTCAGGAGATCAAGAGGGCGCTTGAGCGCCGCGACTTCACTCGCTGGCTAAAAACAGTCACACCAACCTGGAGTTGGGACTGGGCACATTTACAACTCATACGTGAAAAGCTCGCGCTCGTAACATCGGGAGAGTGCAAGCGGCTGATGCTGCTGCTCCCTCCCCGTCATGGCAAAAGCGAGATGGTCACGATACGGTTCCCTGTCTGGACGTTGGAGAGCAAACCTACGGCCAAGATCATCATCGCAGCATACAATCAAACACTTGCCGAATCGTTCAGCCGCAAGGCGCGTAGGATCGGGCGTGATCGGCTGGATATGAGCACGCAGCGCGCAACAGCCGGTGAGTGGGAGACCACACTCGGTGGCGGAATGCGAGCAGTTGGTGTTGGCGTGGGTATCACCGGGCACGGTGGCGACTTGATCATCATAGATGACCCAGTCAAGAATCGAGAAGAAGCTGACAGCGAAGCATATCGCGAGCGTGTCTGGGAATGGTACACTGATGATCTTTACACACGGCTGGAGCCGGATGGGGCGATAGTTTTGATTCAAACCCGATGGCATGAAGATGACTTGGCCGGTCGGATATTGGAGAGTGACCAGGCTGGCGATTGGACCGTGATCAAATTGCCTGCTGAAGCGGAGGCGAACGACCCGCTAGGCCGGGCAGAAGGCGAGGCGCTTTGTCCTGAGCGATTCGACCTGGCCGCTCTGGCCGATATCAAGGCGGTACAGGGTAGATCCTATTGGGCTCTTTACCAACAGACGCCGCACCCGAAGACCGGGGGCATGTTCGAGCGGGATTGGTTCACTATTGTTGAAGCGTCACCAATCGCGGCGCGTCGATCGCGCTATTGGGACAAGGCGGCATCGATCAGCGACAAGGCGGCATACACAGCGGGTGTATTGGTGGCCATCGCCAATGATGGTATGATATACGTGGAAGACGCGGTGCGCGGTCGTTGGAAGACAGGAGCGCGCGAGAAGGTGATCAAGCAGGTTGCAGAGCTAGACGCAGCACGCAGGGGGAATACTATATTGATTGGCCTTGAGCAGGAGCCAGGTAGCGGCGGGCTAGATAGCGCTAGGGATAGCGTCAAAAACCTTGCAGCATATCCGGTGGTAGCTGATCGTGTGACGGGATCAAAGGATGTGCGTTTGCAGCCATTCGCTAGGCAAGCAGAGGCGCTAAATGTGCGGCTGGTGCATGGGCCGTGGAATGAGGCATTCATTGCGGAGCTGTGCAGTATTCCCTATGGCAAATTCAGAGATCAAGCAGACGGCGTAGGCGGAGCCTACAATTTGGCAGTGCAGCTACCAGAGTATGTAGAGCCGAATATGCTTGTATTCGAAGACCGAGCGGAGATTTCGCCTATATGACAACTAAACGGAGACCGGGACCAATGCCACCTGCATCTAGCCTTCCGCCATCGTCGATACCACCCAAGGCGGAGGTGGTAGCGCCGCACATTCGCCCACCACTGTTTGACAACTTTGGTGTGACAGTGTGTTTTCGTGACCACGGCCGTAAGTTCACCCTGGCAGGTAAAGAGTATCTGAGGCCGGAGCCGACTTCTACAACGCAGGGCGGGCCGGTAGTCGTGAATAACAGGTACTACTTACGTGGCCTTTCGTGGCTGGGTCTGGTGAATACGGCCCTCGCCTGGCTATTCAATCGGGTGTTGGTGCGCTGCGTAGACGATGTCACCGGCGAAACGGTGAAATGGCTCTGGGACAAGGCCACCGATCACTTGCAGGAGACAGGCTAGGCATGACAGTCAGACCGAGGCGACGAATCACACCAGGTAATGGCAAAGGAGCTGCTCCGGCTGTTGCTCTTTCAACCGCTGGGCAGTCCATGATAAGCCAAGAGGCAATCGCGGGAATGGCACTGGAGAACAACTACGAGCTGCTACAGGAGCGCCTAATCGAGCTGGAGATGGCGCTCGAGAGCCAGGGATGGCTGCAGCTATCCGGTGCCGGGGACACGGATCTATCGAGGAAAGCGCTCGGACAGATCAGCCGACTCGCCCTGATCAACTGGATCAAGAATCCGCTGATCAAGCAGGGCGTCCGGGTGCAAGCAAACTACGTCTTTGGCCAGGGCGTGCGAATCACGGCCAGGGACTCAGACGTCGACGAGGTTATCCAGGCGTTTCTGTCCGACTCGCGCAACCAGGCGGAGCTTACATCCCACCAGTCGTATACTACCAAGGAGCAAGAGCTCACAGTCTACGGAAATCTCTTCTTCGTCTTCTTCACAAACAAGATCAATGGTCGGGTACAGATTCGGTCAATTCCGTTTGACGAGATTCAGAGCGTAGTTTCCAATCCTGAGGATTCGAAGGAGCCCTGGTATTACCTCCGCCACTGGAGCCAGATGGAAGAGGGCGGCCAGGCGAAGAGCAAGGCGGCCTATTATCCTGACTGGCATCACAGACCAGATGACAAGCCGGCTAGCTATGGCAATATCCCGATCAACTGGGACATACCGGTCTATCACGTAGCGGTCAATCGGCTTGGCGGTATGCAGTTCGGGGTCAGTGAGGTCTACGCCGCGATCGACTGGGCGCGGGCGTACAAGAATTTCCTAGAGGACTGGGCCACATTGACGCGGGCCTACAGCAGGTTCGCGCACAAAGTCTCAACTCCTGGAGGCAAACGCGGCATAGCTTCAGCCAGGGCTAAACTCGCGACGACGTTCGGGGGGACTTCGCCCGAAACCAACCCGTCACCGGTTGCAGGCGCAACGTTTATCTCCAGCGGCGGCACGGACATCACGCCTATGCGCATTGGGGGTGCCAACATCGCCTCTTCGGACGGCCGGCGGCTGCTCCTGATGGTAGCGGCGGCGATGGGCCTGCCTGAGACGTTTTTCGGCGATGTGAGCGTGGGCAACCTGGCAACCGCAAAGAGCCTGGATCGACCTACTGAACTGCAGATGCGCAACAGGCAGATGCTCTGGATAAGTATTCTGACTGGTATCTGTGGTTTCGTCATTGAGAAATCAGTCGCTACTCCTGCAGGCGCACTCAAGGGACAGGTTATCGCAGACGAAGACGGCTCACCAATTGTTATCCTGGCAGGTGGTGCCAGCGCCGCAGTAGATGTCCAGTTCCCGCCTATCTTGGAGCACGATGTTAGTACAAGTGTCACCGCGATTATCGATGCGGCCACGCTTAAGGGATCTAGCAGTGCAGGGACTATCCCAAACGCACGTATTCTGGCACGGCTCTTACTGACAGCCCTGGGTCAGCCTGACGTGGACAATCTCCTCGAGGAGCTATTCCCCGAAGGCGACGATGGGTCCGTGTTCGAGTCGCTTATGAATGAGGCCAACGCGGCCAGGAAAAAGGCCGGCCTAGACCAGCTCGAGGGAGAGGCCGAGGTGGCTCTCCAGCGTATATTTCGAAATGCAGCGAGAGGTAGTCTTAAGGAATCTGCGTGAAGTCTGGCTGATAGAGGCTGAGGGAGATGAGGAGATTTCATTTAGCGGCACCTGGGCAGAATACCTAGATGCCGTGGCAAAAGGTGAGGACTTTACAGAAGAAGAGGCCATTCGGATATTGTGGGGCACCGCTTCCGCAGGGATGCTCACAGGTGCGGCGGTTTCATCAGCAGCGCTTTCCATAGGCACCAGCTTCACGCTGGAGAACCCGAGAGCGGTTGCCTACCTGGCAGAGCACGGCGCGGATTTGGTCGCGGACATTAACAGCACCACACGAGATTACATCAGAACGGTGATCAGAGACGGAGTGGACAGCGGCATGTCCTACAACGAGATGGCGAGGGCTATCAGCGAGCGGTACACCGAGTTCGCCGTTGGCAGGCCGCAGCTCCACATAGCCTCCCGAGCGCACGGTATCGCGGTTACTGAGTCCGGCATGGCCTACGAGGCTGGCAACCGGATCGTGGCAGATGACCAGGTAGTAGCTGGTCTGGAGATGGAGAAGTTTTGGCTGACCGTAGGTGATGAGCGGGTAAGTGCGGAGTGTGCGGCAAATGAGCAGCAGGGA